GGCCAGAAGGTTGCTACAACTATGGCACGTTTTGCTCGCACAAAGGCCGCTTTGGCTAAGAAGGGTGTTGAACTTCCTTCTATGGAACGTGCAAAGCCAGCCAAGACTGTTGATAATGTCGAGGCTATGGCAGAGGTTGTTCGTCGCCTAAAGGCTCATACAAACGGTTGAGAGGTTTGGTTTTAAACCTAAAGCAATCGACTACAAGAATCTAAATGACAGAGGCACACAAAGTAATCAACCTCAAATCACTAGTTTTTGTAGTCGGTTGTTTTATGGCGGCTTAGACCAATTGGCAGAGTCACAAAACTTAAAATTTTGCAAGTGTGGGTTCGAGTCCCACAGCCGCTATTTTTAGTATAAAACTTATAAAGGAAATAATAATGAGTAAAAATTCTCTAGAACTATATAAAGTTGGAAGTAAAGTTAAACTTACAGATGATGTTTATGGTACTATAGTGGGTGTTGTTATTAGTTCTGATAATTCAGTATCATATAAGTGTGGTTGGTGGAATGGTAGAAGTTATTCTACTGAATATTTTTCATCAAACGAACTAGAAGTTACTGTTGTAGAGAAAACTAAAATTGGTTTTGTTTCATGAATGAACATTCTAATCCACTAGATTATATTCTACGTTGTACTGAACAAGGACTTGTTCCAAAATTATTTACTGTTCAAAATGCTAAGGATGAATTAAAACAACTTCGTAAGCAATTAGAATCTTTTAAGATTGTTGGTTATGGTAGGATTAATAGTAAGTACGATTTGTATGATTTGAGACTTACTTATAATCCTCATGTTAATGAGCATGAAATAGTGTTTCTCTATTCTAATAGAAAAGAATTTCAATCTATAGATTGGACGGGTTATTCTTATGCTAGACAAAAGAAATAGATTTTTCCATGGATTTTGTTTGAATAATGGAAATTCAAAATCAAATTTCCAACACTTCATTATTGAAACAGTTAGGCCGATTTCAGACTATTCTGGTCGTACTATTACTGAAACTATAAATAAGATGGAAGATTATTATTTTGATGACGACAGAATTGGTAATCCATTTTACATGGTTTATGGTACTTTTAAAGCACAATTTAATAAATCTTCTATGGTCATAGGAACATTTGATCAACTACATTCTGCTATTGATCTTGTGGAAAATTTAACAGGTAATTATGTTAAAGAAACAGAACAGCCAGTTTACAGAGTACCAGATCAGTACTGATAGTTTTGATGAGGGAGGATATGTTCAATTTTATCATATCAAAAATCATCCAAAATTGGGCTTCAAAGAATTTTGTGATAAAAAATACGCAATAAGAGCATATAAAAATCAACAAAAATTAGCACAGTTTGATCTTGCACCAAAAATTTTTTCTAAAATAACTCGCTTACAATTTGATACATTACTAGAACGTAGTGGCTGGGGCTATATTAGTGAAAAAGCATCAATACTAAAAGAAAATTCTGTATCATTACAAAAAATACAAAAATTAGTTGATGATATTTATAACAAAACTAAATTAAAATTTTGGGATTGTCATTGGTATAATTTGGGCTTAATAAAAAGAGGACACTCCAAGAAGTTGGTTTGCATAGATACTGGTTGGGAAAGTTTTGATAGTGATACAAATGCCTGGAGAAATCCCAATCCTGGGCCTAAATGCAGTTATTGTTTAAAATATGATAAATGTAAATGTGAGTAAATAAAATATGCCTTATATTAATGAAGAAGAAAGACTAGAATTAGATGATGCTATAGAAACTATGGCAAAAGCCATTAAAGATAATAAAACAGCATTAGTTAATCCTCATAATTTTGCTAATTTCTTGGGACGTATTAATTATTGTTTTTCAAGGGTTTTAATGTTGGTTATGAAAGATATTTCATATAGCAAAATTGCAATGGCTACTGGTGTATTAGAAAATATAAAGCAAGAATTTTATCGCCGTGTAGCATCACCTTATGAAGATAAAAAGATTAACGAGAATGGCGATATTAGAGAATATAAAAAATTAAATTAAAGGGAGTTATTTATGTCTAAAGATATTGATCATGTTATGAAAGAAGTAGTAAAAAATAGTAAAGAAATTCATAATATTGATAAAAATATCTCTAAAGACATTAATGATCTTAATAAACAAATAAAAACAATCGAAAATAAAATATCCAGAATTGATGAAACATTAGAAAAAATACTAGATATACTAAATAGTATTACAGTTTTTATCGAAGAAAATGATGAAAATGATACTGATATAGATGATGAAGAAGATTGGACTCCTTATGATGAAAGAAATTTTTCATACGATCAAAATAATGATGATGACGATGATTATGGATATTTGAATGATGAGGATTGGAGTAGCCATGAGGATGAAAGTTGACCAATGGCTAGTTTAGCATTATTAGTAACAATAATATTTTTGGGTATGTTACTATTTGGCCCATTATTACTACTACTAAATAAACTAAATATATTTCCAAAAATTATTATTCAATTCTTATCTATTATTTGTGCAATATACGGATTATGGTGGATAATAACATTGGTTACGCCAATTCGTTGGTTAGGATTATTTCCCATATATTGTGCGTACCTTGCAATAAAATCTAAAGAAGCGAGGCTTGACAACCGATAACTCTATGGTATGATACGCTAATCACAGGTTGGTAACTAAACATATTGGAGAAGAACAATGAAGTTGGCGGATAGGACGGTTGAGGCTCATAGTGCTGGTGTTAGGAGCGAGGCAGGATTTACTATTGCTCAAACCAGTAAAATGTTTAAGATTTTGTCAGACTCTCTTTATTCTGACAAAGTAATGGCAGTTATTCGTGAACTGTCAACCAATGCTTATGACAGTCATATTGCTGCTGGTAATAGTAATCCTTTTAAAGTTGTGCTGCCAAATGCGGCCAATCCAAGTTTTATTGTGCGTGATTATGGTACTGGTCTTAGTCAGACAGACATGGAGAGTCTGTATACAACTTATGGTGCTAGTAATAAGAATACCAGCAATGATTTTGTTGGTTGTCTTGGACTAGGAAGCAAGAGTCCATTTGCTTATACCAAGAGTTTTAGCACAAGTTCTTATTATAATGGTCAGAAGTATACTTATGTTGCTGCTATTGATGATAGTGGTGTTCCTACTCTGAACCTTTTTAGTGTTAGCGACACTGATGAGCCTAATGGTCTTGAAATTAGTTTTGCTGTAAAGCAACACGATTTTCATGAATTTAGCAGCAAGGCTATGCGTATTTATCATTATTTTAAGATGAAGCCCATTATTGAGGGTGGGGTTATTAACCATCTTAAAGATCATCAGTATAGTAATAAAAATATCATCCTGAGCGGAGATGGTTGGAGAGTTTGTCGTTTTAGTAATGATACAAGCCATTTCCCAAATGTTCATCATCATGTTGACAGCGGCGTGATCGCACTTATGGGTAATATTGCCTATCCAGTTAAGACTAGTCAGATAATTGGAGAGGACAAGCAAACTACTAATGATGCTATTCAGCGTTGGAATCGTGCTTTTCAAAAGGCCGATATTGATAACTGGAAAAGTTTCGTTAATGAAATTCTTAATCAGAATCTTTATCTTGAACTTGATTTTGGTATTGGCGAATTGGAAATGGATGTTTCCAGAGAAGGTTTGCAGTATACTAAAGATGTAATTAGAACCCTTCGTGAAAAGACTCAAGAGATTTATCTTGAGATGAAGGAAGAATTTAGCAAGAAAATTTCTGCTGCTAAAACCAAGATAGAAGCAATTACTCTGTATTACACCCTTAATGATCTTGCTGGTGGATGGGGTGTTGGTGCTGAATGGATTGATAGTCAGGGTAAGAAGCATAACATTAATTCTGGACAGGATCTAGAGTATAAGATTCCTGCTGGAAAGAGTATGTATGTTTTTAATTATCGTACTGCGGGTTATCGTTCTCGTCGCATGGTTTATCAGACAAATAGTATTCATCATAATACTCTTACTGGTAAGGGCGAATATTATTGGAATCACCAGAAAAAGACGGGCGAATTGTCTTTCTTTGTTTGCGATGTAAAAACAGAAGAAACTGCTAAGAAAATTGTTACCAGATATTGTAATGATAATAATTGCTTTGCCTACTTGATGATTGATACTAAGGATCATACAAAGGCTCACGAAGGTTTTGATGACCTAATTGCTGATGTTGGTTCTCATAATATCAAGAAAGTTTCTGACTATAAGGACTTAATTAAGAATAATAATCCTCGTAAGCAAACCAACAGATCATCTAATGGTGCTGTTAGTGATCAAGATGTATTCTTTGTTTATGGTGCATCAAAGGATAGTGGGGTTATTAGCAATCCCTACAATGATGCTATGTATTTGAAAGTTCTCACAGAGAATGAACTAGAAGAATTTGAAAATAGTGATGAAATTGTTTATGTTCCTATCGTGCGTTATTCTAGTGTTGATGCTCCACCGATTTCTGGCCTGCATAAGATGATTAATGACACAACACTATCAAGTGTAGTCAAAGATTTGTTTGGATCCAATAAGATTTATGCTATTAAGAGTGCTTTTGTTGATAAACTCAAAAAGCAGGGGTATAATCTTATTGATTTCAATACTTTCTTTAAGGCTCAACTAAAAAGAATTGCTAAGGATAGTCTAGGTAAGGTTTCTGAATATAATGGTCTTGTAGAATTTTGTAAGCAGCAGCAAAATGCTTCTGATAAAAATCAAGATACATATTATGGATATGGTACGCTTGAAAAGCAGTTTACTTTTCATATGCTAAATATCTTTGGTTTAGACTATGAGAAACATATTAACAATAAGAAACTAATAGATGCAATTAACTACTGTTTAATTGTTGAGTTTTTTGTAGAGACTGTTCATCGTACCTCCTTTGATATTAAGCGTTTTAAGCAGACAGAGTATTTTGGTCACATCACCAAACTGCTAAATGATTTTGGTATCAATGGTATTGATAGTCAAAAGATTCGCAATAGTAATATTGGATATAACTCTTTGGTCTATACTATAGAGAATGTTCTATTCCTAAAAGACAATGATATGTGCAAAGAATGTTTGAATATCATTAAGCCAAAGGCTTCCAGTATTCATAATCTTCCCACAATGAATGATATTAGAAAGGATATTAGAGGCGAACTTGACAACAACCCAGTTTTGAAGTATATTGTTGGTAGTCGTGCCGTGTCTGGCAACATTAGAGAATTGTCTGGTTCAAATGAACCGATTAAACAACATGACGACAGGCATTACTATAGTGGAAATACTAAAACATGGTTGACAAGTCTAAATGATGTAGAAATATTTAGAAAGCAAATTGGTAGTTTGGTTAAATAATCACAGGTAATAATAACAAGGAGTTTATAATGGCTGTTCCGTTTATGTTTGTTGATGGTAATTTGACGCTGGTTCTGAATAATAAGAGTTATCAGGTTTTGCCAGATCATATTAATTATAAGATGATTTTGGAAGTTCTTCCTACAGCAACCGCTGATGAACTGCTGGAAATTGTCGATATTCAAAAGGCAGTTTCAGTATTCAGTGATGGTCTTGTAGAGATTAAGGAAGGTAAGGTTCTTTATGACGGAGATGAAGTACATGGTAGTATCAGCAAGAGAATTCTAGAATTTATGAGTAAGGGTCTGCCTTTTCAACCTCTTGTTAATTTCTTGAATAATCTTATGGATAATCCTAGTATGCAGAGTCAGCAAGAACTTTATGATTTTCTTGAGCATGAGCATCTTCCAATTACTGAAGATGGTTGTTTTCTGGCATACAAGGCTGTTCGTAATGATTATATGGATAAGTATGCTGGAAAGTTCCGTAATAAGGTTGGAGATATTTGTAAGATGACACGATCTAAGGTTGATGATAATCGTGGTCGCGGTTGTTCTCAGGGACTTCATGCTGGAGCATTGAATTACGTTGCTAGTTATGGTAGTGTTGATGCTGGTGATCGTATTGTTATCGTAAAAATTAATCCGCGTGATGTTGTTAGTGTTCCCAGTGATTGTAATTGTGAGAAACTTCGCACTTGCCAATATGAAGTTGTTGGAGAGTATCAAGGCGAACTTCTCAAGCCTCTTTATTCGTCTAACTTCTCAGAGGATAATTATAATGATGATGAGGATGATTATGATCATGATTATGATTGGGCTTGGAATGAAGAAGATTATGAGGATGAAGATGATGTGTCAGCATCTTATGATCTAGACGAAGATGAAGATGAGGATGATTACAACGATCAGTATTGATCGTGGAGTAAAGTGGGCCGCTGGGCGGATACTAGTTAAAGGATGGTTCGATTCCATCACCACTTTTTACATTAATTAAATTAAATACAATGCACGAAGATTATGAAGATAATGGGTATGACGATGATCAATACGATTATGATCATCCATCATTGAATCCGTATAATTATTATTTTAAATTTGATATATCTTCAGACAGTTCATTGTCTAAATGGTTAAATGATATGTTTAAAAATATTGATTTAAACAGTTGGACTCCGATAAGTATTCCTGACTTTCCGTTTGTTTCGTTACCTGTGAATAGTTGGAATCCCAATGCTGGAAAGGACAAAACCTTCCAGTATTTGGGATCCAATTATGCTGGTGTTCCAATATGGAAAAAGAAATATTTTATTTTTGATCCAATAAATATTGAATATAAATTGCATCTACAAAGTAATGCAAAGCATTTTGTTAGTCAGCCGACTTATTATAAGGGATTGTTTGATATTCTAAATTAGGTGAACAATGAATGAACAATGGTATGTTATAAAAAATATGAAAGATTTTGTTAATCAAACTAGAATTTTAGTATTCAATAGTTTTGGTTCAACAAAACCAGAAAATGATATGGATGCTCTAATGGATAGTCTTAAACCAGAAGATCAAGATGAGTTAGATAATATATTATCTTACGATGAATCAGTAGTAATGACTAAAGACCTAGCAAAGAAACAAAAAAACAAGAAAACTAAAAAAATTAGATATTTAATTACAGATGATATTTATCATAATATTATTAAATCATTTAATGATAGAATGGTAAGTAATTTATTAAACTCTTTGGTAAATAAAGGATTAGTAGAAACAGCATTTGATGAAAAAACTAATGACTTTATGTTTTGGATAAAAGATGAAAACAAAGAACTCCCTGAAACCGATTGATTACGATATTCATTTAAAATATATATGTCAAAATTGTGGTAATACTCATTGGTTGTCATACAAAGAAGCATCTACCAAAAACTACAAGATAGTTTGTGACTGCGATAATATCTTTACAGTAAAATGTGTATCTGGTTTTAAATTAAAGTTTCGTTCTAAAAAAATTAAACAACAAAAACCTGTTGTTGAAGAAAAATCAAATAATATACCAGATGATCTTTTGACAAAAACTGCAACAACTCTTGTTTCTTATGGATTCACCATGACAGAAGCAAAAGAGTTAGTCAGTAAGTCTTATCAGCAATTTCCTACTGATAGCGTTATAACTTTGGTTAAACAAGTTTTGGAATCTTTAAGGAGCGAAAATGTCTAATAATATTATGAGGCCATCAAAGTTTGACGATATTATCGGCCAAACTGATGTTGTAAACCGACTCAAAATCATGGTCAAGGGCTGTTTAAATTCGGATGGGGTGATGCCTCATGTTTTAATAGACGGCCCTCCTGGGCTTGGTAAAACGACCATAGCGAGTGCTATAGCCAACGAATTGAACACAAATCTGTACACGATCAATGCGGCAAACGTAAGGAGCATAAAAAACCTATTGCCATATTTGATGGGTATAGCACCAAGATCAGTATTGTTTATTGATGAAATTCATAGACTTCCAAAAATTGTTGAAGAATTTCTATATCCAGTAATGGAAGATTTTGTGCTAAGTATTACTGTAGAATCTAAACCAGAAACAATTGATTTACCAATGTTTACTTTGGTTGGTGCTACAACAAGTGGCGGAAGTCTTAGTCAGCCATTTTATGATCGTTTTTCAATTAAAGAACATTTGTCTTTTTATACACCAAATGAGTTAGCCAAACTAGCGGGATCGAACGCTCAAAAGCTCGGACTAATGATCTCTGAAAATGATCTGTTAGAAATTGCAAAAAGGAGCAAAGGAACTCCACGTATTTTAAACTCAAGACTACAATGGTATAAAAACTATACAGCATATCATGTTAATCAAACTATTCAAGTTGATGATATTTTTAATAGTCAGGGAATAGACAGTATGGGTTTAGATGTCTATGATAGATTATATCTTGATATTCTTCGTAAGAATAAAGGAATTCCTTTGGGTTTAAAAAGTATTTCTTCATTAACAGGTATTGCTATTGAAACTATTGAAAACAGCATAGAGCCATATCTAATAAGAGAAGGATATGTTATTAGAACTCAAAAGGGCAGAATCATAGGCAAAACATGAATAGTATACATATTATTTTTATATTAATATTAGTAATATTAAATATCTTTTCTTTTGTATTAGGCTGTTTGGTGGGTAAACTATTACTGGTCAATGGTGTATCTATGATTAGCAATAAGCCAAAATCATTTTTCCAATCAGAGCAAAAGTCTGAAAAAGTTAATATTGATGAGAAAATTCATATTACAAATATCAAGACAGATGGAATGGTTAAAAAATATGATAGTCTTGGTGAAGTAAAGACCTCTGAAGAAAATATAAACAATTCAATAGAAAAACTTAAAAAAATGAAGGGATAAAATTATGGGATGCGGGTTAGACGTAGGTACAAGTTTTATAGTTTTGTCTAAACAAACTAATGATGGAATCGAATACAAAGATTTCAGAGACGCATTTTATATCATTAAACCAACAACTCCTGTTGCAACCAAAATGATAGAGAAAGGATTAGCCGGTAAAACATTTATTAAAGATACTGATAATTCTTTTATACTCTTAGGTAAAGACGCTATAGAAAAAGCGATAGAAAGAAATGATACAGCAAAAAGACCGATGTATAAAGGCGTTGTTTCTTCCAAAGAAAAAGATGCTAAAAGAGTATTGGCTTTTATTCTAAAAGAAGTAGTCGGGTCAGCATCAGAGTCAGGTGAAAAATTAGTATTCTGCGTTCCTGCTCAACCAGTGGATCAAGAAGATGAAGATTTTGATGTTGGATATCATGAGGATGTTGTAAAAACAGTATTAAGTGAATGTGGATATGATGCTCGTGCTATTAATGAAGCAGAGGCTTTATGCTATGCTGAATTAGATAGTGAGGAATATACTGGTATCGCAATTAGTTGTGGTGCTGGTATGACAAATGTTTGTGTTATGCTAAATGGTGAACCAACAGTAGTCTTTAGCACAACAAAGTCAGGCGATTGGGTTGATCGTATGAGTGCTGTAGCGACCGGAGAACCCGATAGTGTTGTTCAGGCAGAGAAGGAGGCGGGTGGTTTTAAAATAGGTGAACCGAACGATAATCCAATCCTGGGTGCTGTATCAGCATATTATGAAAGACTTATTGATTATACTACTAAACAACTAAGTTTAGCATTAAGTAATCATAAATCTTTACCCAAGTTTAAAAATCCATTAACTATTGTTATTGCTGGTGGAACATCTCAAGCCAATGGTTATATAGAAAAATTTATAGAAAAACTATCTACAAATAATTTTCCACTACCAATTAAACAAGTAAGACATGCGAGTGATCCATTACACGCTGTATCTAAAGGATGTTTAATAGCATCTCAAATTTTATGAAAGACTTGAATAGTCTGGGATTATTATTGGTAGAAAATTTTTTAACAGACAATGAGGAAGCTGAGATAGTATCAAAAATACCAGAAACAAAGATACTTAAAAATTCTGGAAGAAATAGTATAAGAAGATATGGATCAAATATTCCGTATAAAAACCAAATGGAGTCGGTTGACATTCCAGATTATCTGGATTTTATCGCAGAAAAAATTGTCAAGTCTGGCTTATTATTTGTTAAACCAAATTCAATATCTATAAATGAATATATAAAAGGAAATTTTATTCCTCACCACATTGATAGTCAGCAAAATGGTCCCATTATTACGATTGTAAGCTTATTATCTGATGCTATAATGGAATTTGCATATAAAAATAATACTGAAAAAATAATAATTCCAAGATTAAGTCTCATTCAACTAAAAGATGAAATAAGACATAAATGGACTCATTCTATATTACCTGTTCAAAATAAAAGATATTCAATAGTTTTTAGAAATAGTTAAGGATGGTGTATTAATCTAGGTTAAATCCTTTAAAGATAAAGGTGTATAAATGAAAATCTTTTTATCTTTTTTTATTTGTCTATTTTTAATAGGTAATTATTCTATCGGTGGAACAATAGATCCAGAAATACCAGATGCTAAATATGTTGAATATGGATTAAAATATAAATATATAGTGGAATTATGTGGTGAATATAATGATAATTCATTATTCTGTGCCTCTGCTATTGTAATCAAAAAGAATATAATTTTGACAGCAGCTCATGTTGTGAAGGATTATAAAAAATGTAAAGTAAAAATTGATGATAAGCAATATATAGTTAAAAAATTTATATGGCCTAAAAATCTTGATAAAGATGTATATGGCGAAAATGATATTGCTATAGGATTTGTAGAAGGAAATATTGATTTGGAATCGTATCCAGAGTTATACGAAAATTCTGATGAAGATCGCAAATTATGCAGTATATCTGGGTATGGTTTAACTGGAACATTTTTAAGTGGTGCAATTAAACACGATGGTAAAAAAAGAGCAGGCACAAATATTATAGAGTCAGTTGAAAATGGTGTTTTAATCTGTAATGCATCAAAACCTGAAGATAAAACTAAAACAGAATTAGAATTTTTGATTGCTAGTGGAGATAGTGGTGGTGGATTGTTTATTGATAATAAATTAGCAGGAATAAACTCTTATGTCTCTAATCTAGGAAAAGATCCCCCAAAATCTACATATAAAACAGAGTCAGGCCATATAAGAATTAGCGTTCATAGAGATTGGATATTAGAGAATACAAAGGAATAGTATTAATCACCCACCTGCATAATCTTATTATCAAACTGTACATTTGTCAAGTTAGAAAATTTTACAAAGTCACTTGACACACTAACAGGTCAAAGTATAATACAGCAGATAGGTCAGAGTAATTTGAAAAATGTCAGAAAACGAAAAAAAAGACTTAAGACGACAAAAATTTGTGGACAAAAACTATAAGAAACCACAAGTTTCTGAAGAACAAAGATTTGTATCAAAATCCAAAAAACAATTCAAGAAAAGAATTGAAGATATTAGAGAAGAAGAACTTTGGGGAGAGTGGGAGCAGGACTATAAATGAAATATTTAGAAGAACTATCCCCAGGTGATTCTTTTGCCTATAAAAATAGTTTTTATATTGTAACTACAGACTTTAAGAAAAACAATATTAGACTATGTTACTGTCTTAAAACAGGATTTCCCTCTTGGCTAGAGGGTCAAACCGTTGTTGATTTTTGTCCAGTTTATATCTTAGATAAAGATAATAATACAATTCCTATAAAACCAACAGAAAAACATGACACTTTTTCTAATTAGATTAAAAACATTTATTAAATCTTTGGCATGGCATATAAATAATGGTTTGCCAAAGAGCGATCAAGCAACCATAAATTATAGATTCAATATTTGTCAAGACTGTAATAGTTACGATATGATTCGTAATCAGTGTTTGGAG